GACAGCGGGGCTTTCTATATGACCGACATTGAGCTGATGATAGGACAGTCCTCTACCGAAGCCGAGCGAAAACGGGCGGCAAGACTGGAAAACAGGGCTTTGGCGCAGTCACGGACAAATGGCGGACATTTGTCCGACATTTGTCCACCAGAGATAGAGATAGAGAAAGAGATAGATATAGAGATAGAAAAAGAGGGAGAGAGAAAGACGGAACAAGCCCCCGCCCGCTGCCACGGCAGATATGAAAATGTGCTGCTTTCAGATACGGAGCTTTCCGAGCTGCAAGCAGAGCTGCCCGACAAATGGGAGTTTTATATCGACCGTCTTTCCGGCTATATCGCATCTACCGGGAGGAAATACCAAAACCACGCCGCCACCATACGCAGATGGGCGGCAGCCGATACCGCCGGGTGCGCCCCGAAACAGGGCATGCCCAATTACACCTACAAGGAGGGAGAGAGCCTATGACGAATGATTTTGAAAAGGTTTTCGATGCCGCAGCCGAGACGCAGGACTACACGGGCGGGGACGGGCTTTTGTACTGCGGCAGTTGCCACACGCCCAAGCAGTTCCGCATGGACAAGCCGCCCATGGAGGACAGGCTGCTTCCCCGCCGTTGTCAATGCGAACAGGCTCAATACGATAAGGAGGAAGCGGAGAGAAAGCGCAGGAAGCACCTTCAAACCGTAGAGGAATTGAAGCGTCGGGGCTTTACCGACAGCAAAATGCGGGAATGGACGTTTGCCAACGACAACGGCAAATGCCCGCAGATGGAGCTTGCACACTTCTATGCGGAGCATTGGGAAACCATGCGTGAGGAAAACATCGGCTATCTACTCTGGGGTAAGGTCGGCACGGGGAAAAGCTATTTTGCCGGGTGCATCGCCAATGCCCTCATGGAGCAGGAAGTCCCCGTCCGCATGACGAACTTCTCAGCCATTTTGAATGACCTGACCGCCAGCTTTGAGGGGCGCAACGAGTATATCGAGCGGCTTTGCCGCTTCTCCCTGCTTATCATCGACGATTTTGGTATGGAGCGCGGCACGGAGTACGGCTTGGAGCAGGTTTACAACGTGATCGACAGCCGCTGCCGCAGCGGCAAGCCGCTGATCGTTACCACCAACCTAACATTGGACAGCCTGCAAAACCCGCAGGACACCGCCCACGCCCGGATATATGACCGATTGCTGGAAATGTGCGCCCCTATCCTCTTTACGGGCGAGAGCTTCCGCAAGCAGACCGCAACGGAGAAGCTGGACAGGCTGAAAGGTATGCTGGCAGAGCAGAAAAAAGGAATAACGGTAGCCGCTGCCGATATTGCCGGGAAGGGAGAAACAGCCCATGACTGAGAAGAAAAGAAAACGCGGCAGACCGAAGCTGCCCACACCCATCACCGAGGACTATGCCTCCAGCCGCAGACAGGCGGTGAACGCCATGTATATGTACGAGGCGGTTGATTTAATAAAGGCAGCCGCTGCCGAAATCCCAAACGGCGACGCGCTGTGGTTTGCCGATGACAGGACGCGCACCGCCGCTTCAAAGAACGGCGTGCTGGAGCAGATAGGCCGTATGCGGGTGCAGGACGGCTTCTCCGACGGGGACTGCATCTATATCGCCAACCTTGCCGCCGATGCGGTGAACGGCGGATTTACCTCAAGGGAGGTGGAGCGCACGATCCGCGCAATCCGTCTTGCCTTCAAAGCAAAGGACGCTCATACGGACGACCCGTACTACGCCGACCTTGCCGCCCGCGCCGTGGATATGCTGCGGCGAATGGCGGCTTACGAAACGAAAGGAGCAGCGAATGACTGAAAACCCGCGCATGAACGCAAAAGAGGAACCCCGCCGCCCGGACTGCGTGACCGAGGTACGCATGGGCAACACCGTACTCGTGGTGTCCGGCTACTTTAAGAAAGGCGCTGCCGCCACCGCAGCCGACAAGATGATGAAGGTGCTGGAAGCGGAGGCCGCCGCCAATACCCGCACCGCTTCCGCTTCGTGATAAGCCCGGCTGTAAAAATCGTCGTTTTGACGGGCGATAAAGCAGCAAATTTTGCTTTTACCCGCTATACAGACAGCCGCCCCCTGTGGTATGATGTTCATACGGAATAGCGGGGCGGCTGTCGGAAATGGAGGATTTATGTTAAGACAAGCCACCCAAAAGACCCCTATCACAGCCCTTTACGCAAGATTGAGCAAGGACGATGAACAGCAAGGCGAGAGCCTGTCCATTGAGAACCAAAAACGCATCCTTGAAACCTTTGCACGGGATAATGGATTTTTGAACTGCCGCTTTTTCGTGGACGACGGATGGAGCGGCGCGAATTTCCAAAGACCCGGCTTCATGGAGATGATGGACTGCGTGGAAAGCGGAGAGGTCAAGTGCGTGATCACCAAAGACCTTTCGAGAATGGGCAGAAACTACTTGCAGGTCGGAATGTTCACCGAGATCACCTTCCCCAAGAAGGGCGTGCGCTTCATCGCCATCAACGACGGCGTGGACAGCGCACAGGGCGAGAACGACCTAACGCCGCTAAAGAATTTATTTAACGAATGGATGGTGAGAGATACGAGCAGGAAAATCAAGGCAGTTTTCAGAAGCAAGGGCATGAGCGGCAAGCCCATTACAAGCCAGCCCGTCTACGGCTACCTCAAGGGAGAGGACGGATGCTTTATCATCGATGAGGAAGCCGCCCCCGTGGTACGGCAGATATACAGCCTGTGCCTTGCGGGGAATGGCCCCACCAAGATCGCCCGCGTCCTCACCGAGCAGGAGATCCCCACGCCGGGGACGCTGGAATACCGCAGGACGGGCAGCACCCGCCGCTATTACCCCGATTACCCGTACAAATGGGCGACCAACACGATTGTCCATATCCTTGAACGCAAGGAGTATTTAGGGCATACGGTGAACTTCAAGACCGAGAAAATCTCTTACAAGGTAAAATCGAGCGTGGAAAATCCCGAGGAAAAGCAAGCGGTATTCGAGAACACCCACGAGCCTATCATCGACCCTGCCACATGGGAGCGAGTGCAGGAGCTTCGCAAGCAGCGCAAACGCCCCAACCGCTACGATGAAGTGGGCTTGTTTTCCGGCATATTGTTCTGTGCGGACTGCGGCAGCGTCCTCTACCAGCAGCGGTATGAGAACAAGACCCGGAAGCAGGACTGCTATATCTGTGGCAACTACAAACGGCGCGTCAAGAGCTGCACGGCGCATTTTATCCGCACCGACCTTCTGACAGCGGGCGTGACGGCGAATCTCCAAAAGATCACCGCCTACGCCGCCAAGCACGAAAAGCAGTTTATGAAGCTGCTGATCGAGCAGAACGAGGACGGCGGCAAGCGCAGAAACGCAGCCCGGAAAAAGGAACTGGACGCAGCCGAGAAGCGCATAGCCGAGTTATCCGCCGTCTTCAAGCGGCTGTATGAGGACAGCGTGACCGGGCGCATCTCCGATGAACGGTTTGCGGAGCTGTCGGCAGACTATGAAGCCGAGCAGCGGCAGCTTAAAGAGAGAGCCGCCGAACTGCAAGGGGAGCTTTCCAAGGCGCAGGAGGCTACGGTCAACGCCGGGAAGTTTATGAACATCGTCCGCAAATACACCAGCTTTGAGGAGCTGACCCCCACCCTGCTGCGGGAGTTTATTGAGAAAATCGTCGTGCATGAGTGCAGCTATGACGAGAACAAAAACCGCAGACAGGAAATCGAGATATACTATTCTTTCGTCGGCAAGGTAGACTTGCCCGAATAACGCCCGACCTGTCCGGCACAATAGCTAAGTGCCGGATAGGAACGGCAAAAATTTTACACTTCTATTGCTTCTTTATCTAACACAAACTAAGCTCCGCGGCAGCTATCAAAGCGATCTGAAAAGAGCGGAAAACCGGGAGTATCCTGTGTTCAAAACCGAGAGCGGGACAGAGGTGCAGACCGTGCCGTTCTGGACATGGGTGAAGGACAAATCCGGACATTACGGGCTCGTTGTCGGGCAGGACATAAACGGAGCTGTGCGCGCGTGGTTTCCGTTTGGAGGCGACGGAACCGGAACGGTCGTTACCGCTGCCAACACAACACTTTATGCCGTGGATGGAGACTACGAGAGCCGGGCGTGGAACAACGAGATCGCCGCGGAAGCACTGGATGACGCGGAAGAAAGCGCTGCGGCCAGAAATGCACGGAAAGATAAGATGAGAGAATCGCAGGAGATCGACCGGCAGGAGACGGAACGGCTCCGCGCGCGGGAAAATCTCGGAGCGGGACAGCGATTCGTGCCGAACAAAAGCTCCGGCGAGGTCTACCGTGACCTTATGGGCAAGGGCAAGTCCGAAGTGAAGGTGCAGATGACCGGTTTCCTCAAGGGGACGCCGAGGGATTCTACATTCAAAATTGAGGTGAAGCCGACGCCGATCGGCGGCTACTTCGAGGCGACGATCTTCCACGACGGACACAAGGCAGACACACTTGTCCGGGCGCTGAAGGAGACGGCGGCGAGAGATGCGGCAGAGGAAGTTATCACGATGGCCAACAAGAATTTCTCGGAGGAGAACTACCAGCGCGCCAAGAAATTCGAGGCCGAAAAAACCGCGGACGAGGACGCGCGGATCGCCGAGCTGTTCGGAGATCCCGAACAGCTTGACAGCACGGAGCCCTCGCCGAAAAGCAGCGATGCTGCGGAGACGGAAAACACGGCTGCCGGGACGACGATCGCCGCCACGACGGAAAAGGTCACGTCCGAGGTCATAAAGGCCGAGCGGAATTACCGCGAGGACTTTGAGAAAATCACGAGCGGGGCTATGCGGATGTTCGTGAATGCCGGGGACACGGTGCGCCGGATCGCCAAGGCTACGGGAAGCAAGAGCCTTGAGGGGTACTACTTCAATGCCGGGGCTTACTCCCAGCGCGCGGGAAACTGGATCGCCAAGGGCGGCGCGCGTACCGACATCGACGGCCACAGGATCGGCGCGAGCCTTGCGGATACCCTCGCCCCGATGCGGAAGAATGAGACAAAGTACCGCGATTTTCAGCTCTATCTTCTGCACATGCACAACGTGGACCGCATGAAGTACGACAACAGCGGCGAGCTGGAGCGGATCAAGGAAAATCTCCGCTGGGTAAAGGAGAAATACCCGGAGCTCCGGGAGCTGTCGAATGAAGAGCTGCGCCGGATCGCAAACAGCGACAGCGATTCGCCGGTCGTACGTCAGGCGGCGCACGAGATCTATCTTGCGGCGCACAACGGCGAGGCGCCGAGCCTTACGTCCGTAGCGGAGGGCGCGGCCTACGCGCTGGAGCTGGAGCGGCAGCGGGCTATTGTGGAAAAGCAGGGCTTGAAGCCGGTATTCGGGTACGACGTGACGGCGGACGATTCCCAGACGGCGGCGCAGCTTCTCGAAGCAAAGAACCCGGAGTTCAAGGAATGGGCGAAGGAGGTCTATAAGTATTCGGACGATCTCATCCGCTACCGCGTGGAGGCGGGGCTCATCACGCCGGAGTTTGCCAATGCGCTGAAAAAGCGGTATCCGCACTACATTCCAACATTCCGCGAGGAGGGCACGAACAGCAAGAGAGCCAGAAGCGCCCGGCGGAACGGCGGCATCGTCGTATCGAACGCCATCGGGCGGGCCGTCGGCAGCGACGGCGTGCTCTTGCCGCTGCACACGGCGCTCTCCCGCAAGACGGTATCCACGATGCGGAACGCCGGCCTAAACCAGTTCGGTCTTGCGCTGGTACGCGAGTACGACGGGAACGCGAAAGCGGCGGAGAAGTACATCTGGAACGTTGCGGAGAGCGAGTACACGCCGACGGAGGCCGCCATTGAAAGCGACGAGGACTACAAGCCGGTATTCGAGAATGTGTTCTCAGTGAAGGATAACGGCAGGGCCTACGACATCACGATGGACGAGGGGCTGACAGCGGCCATGAAAGCCTTTGAGCCGGACAGGTTCGCAAGCTACGGCGCGGCAAAGGCGATGAAGAAGCTGAACGACCTCTTCAAGGCGCTATGCACCGGGTACAACCCGTTCTTCATGATCCGCAACGGCGTGCGAGACTGGCAGGACGCCGGGTTCTACTCCACGGACTGGAAGACGTGGGAAAAGATGTACTGGAGCGCATGGAACCAAATCCGAAAAAACGGCGAGATCTGGCAGCAGTACAAGGCGCTGGGCGGCTCCTACGCCTCCATGCTGGACTATACAACCGGCATGGTGAAGGAGCCGAAGAACGCGCTGGGCAAAGCTGCGGCATGGTATGAGAGCCTTGGACAGGACATCGAAGCGGCGCCCCGTCTTGCGGAGTTTATGACCATCCTTGCCAACAAGGGCGGGAGCAAGACGGCGGACGGAGTGAAAACCGGAAAATTCACGCAGAGCGACCTCATGGAGGCGATGCTCGGCGCGGCGGACATCACGACGAACTTTGCCCGCGGCGGCAGCGTCACCAAGGCACTCAACCGGTATCTCGTGCCGTTTCTCAACCCGTCCATTCAGGGCTTCGATAAGTTCATCCGGAACGCTACGGAGACCCGCAGCGTGAAAGCCGCGGCGTCTCTCATCCTAAAGGCGGCGCTCATCAATCTGCCGCCGCTGCTGCTAAACGGCCTGATGCATGGCGATGATGACGACTGGGACGATATTCCGGCCAGCACGAAGGCAAACTATTATCTTATCAACGCCGGGAAATTGTTCGGCAACGGGTACTGGATCAAGATACCAAAGGGGCGCGCTATCGCTGTACTGAGCACTGCCGCTGTGTACACGCAGGAAAAGCAGAAGGGCGAGGACGTGAAGTTCTCCGACGTATTCGAGGTCATCAAGAGCAACATTGCCCCCACGGACATTTTCAACCAGAATATTGCCACCGCGTGGACGCAGGCAAAGCTCACGAACCCCGACAACCCCGGCACGACGTGGTACGGCGGGAACATCGAGAGCGACCGTCTGCAAAACTACCGACCGGAGGACCGGTACGACGAGAAAACGGACGAGCTCTCCAAGGCTATCGGAAAGCTGTTCAAGGTGTCGCCGAAAAAGGTCAACTATCTGCTGGATCAGTACTCCGGCGTGATCGGCGACATTCTGCTGCCGCTGATTACTCCGGCAACGAAGTCGAGCCACTGGCTGCTCGCGGCGCCGCAGGCGGCGTTCACCATCGACACCACGAGCACAAACAAGACCATCGGCGAGTACTACGATCTTCTGGACGATCTCAAGTACGACGCGAACGACGGCGACATCGGAGCGGGCATCACGCGGAAATACGTTTCTCATGCCGGCGACGAGGTGAACGACTACTACCAGCAAATCCGCGCGATCCAGAACGACAAGAGCCTTTCGGACGGCGAGAAGAACCGGATTGTCCGGGCGCTGAAGGCGCAGCTCATCGAGCGGCAGAAGGAGATCATCGCGCAGGCCGAGCCGTACCGCGAGGCGGTGAACGACTATCTCAAGGCGCACCCGGAGCTTTCGACCGACAACGACGCGGCCATCGCCGAGTACGCCGAGCGGTATGAGATCACCGAGGACCAGGCGGAGAGCCGCATGGACGCCATCGTATACCGCGAAGCAAACCGCGAGGTATTCGGCGCGGAGTACGCGCTGCGCACCTACAACGCGGACGTCTACGACAAGGCCCGCGCCGCGTATGCCAAGGGCGTTTCCTACGAGACGTACTACGACTACTACTTTGCCACAAAGGAGATGCACGCCGACAAGGACGAGAACGGCAAGAGCATTTCCGGATCAAAAAAGGCAAAAGTTGTGGAGTACATCAACAGCCTGGACATTCCGCCGGAGCAGAAGGACGCTCTTTACGTTGCGGCCGGGTACACAGCGAAGAGCGCGAGGAATCAGAAGTGGAACGGCGGATCGGGCGGCTCCGGAGGCCGGCGCGGAAGAGGAAAGAGGACGGCACTCAAGGCCCCGACGCCGAAAGCGCCGGAGATCATCATCCCGAGGTCCGGCACGGCATCCTCCGCGAAGGCGGGCGGAACGTCCAAAACGCCGAAGGTGAGCGGGAACGTGATCGCGGACTTCACGAAGACGGCGAGCGGGACGGACATTCAGAAAGCCGTGACGCAGGCCAAGAGGAAGGCGATCAAGGCAGGGAACCGGACGGTGTACGTCGAGGAGGGCAGCCCGATCGATTACTTCCTCAAGTACGGAAAGCTGCCGAGCTTGAAGTAAGAAACGGAAACAGGACAGGGGTTATTCCCTGTCCTGTTTGTCTCGCTCAATGGTCTCGTTGATCGCCCGGTTGATAAAGCCGTTCACGCTCTCCCCGCGGCTCTCTGCATGGGATTTGATGGTTTCCTTTGCGCCCTTGGGGACGCGCACCTTTATCTCGTCCAAGGTGGCAAGATATTTTTCGTTAGATTTTTTTCGCTGCTCGTAGCCTTTGGTCATATATGCACTTCCTTTCCTGCATATAATATACCTTTTTCACGCACATGGGAACATGTGAAATAACACAAAATGTACCCATGTATATTGGCTATTCTGCGAATAGATTTACATGTACCCATGTAATATAATGATACCCGTAAGGCAGGGGCGAAAGCCCCTTCGGAAAGGAAGTGAGGAAATGTCAGAAATGACAACCGCAGAGCTCAATCAGTTTCTCGAAAACATAGCGAAGCTGATTGAGGCAACGGCGAAGAGCCCCGAGGCCGCCGCCGAGATCGTCCGCGACAGTAAGGTCAAGGCATAAAGAAAGAGCAGCGGCCACACTTCCAAGCACCGCTGCTCAAGCCCAAAACAAGGCAAGCCGGGAGCCTTACCCCGGCCGCCTTGATTATATATCCAGTAAGGCAATAAATCAAGGAGGTTTTTACATGCCCAAGAAAAAAGACATGATTCAGCTGTCCACACTTCCGGTATTCGAGTACCGGGGGCAGATCGTAACTGACAGCCGAAGCGTGGCGCAGATGATCGGCAGACAGCACGCACACGTCATGCGGACGATTGGCACGATGTACAAGCATCTTAACCAATCCAATTTTGGATTGGTTGACTTCTTCATTCCGGCAACGTACACCGACGCGAAAGGTGAACGCCGCCCCTGCTACTACCTGACGCAGATGGGCTGCGAGATGGTGGCCAACAAGCAGACGGGCGCGGGCGGCACTCTGTTCACGGCGCAGTATGTGAAAGCGTTCCACGCGATGAAGGAGTTCATCATGGAGCGAAATTCCCCGATATGGCAGGACACCCGGACGCTGACAAAGGAGGTGCGCCGGCAGGAGACGGACGTGATCCGCGAGCTTGTGGACTATGCCCGTGCGCAGGGCTCGCAGCACGCCGTGAAGTACTACACCTCCATTTCCAAGCTGGCAAACAAGGCGGCGGGGATCGACGACCGCGATCTTGCCCACGTCGGGCAGCTCACGGCCTTGATGCTCATCGAGCGGGTCATAGCCGACGAGATACGCGCCAGCATCGCGGCGCAGAAGCCCTACAAGGAAATTTACACGAGCGTGCAGCAGCGGCTGCTTGCCTTTGGAGCCATTACAGGAACAACCGCCCCGGCGCTGCCGCGGACATCCAAACACGGAAGAAAGGAACAAAGGGCATGAATAACGATAAAGAGACGAAGATCGGGGAGATCGTGCGGATGCTGCGCCGAATGGACATACGCCAACTGCGGCGGGTGTATTTCTTCCTGCTGGGGATGATCTGACGGAAAGGAGACCGGGACATGAAAAACGATACGGCAGCCATCGAGCGGGAAAAGACCATGGAGGAGATCATTAGACTGCTGGCCGACGCGGACGAAGAGGCGCTGCGATTCATATGGAGCTTTCTACGGGCGGCGTGAGCCGCACCGGAGAGCATGCGCGCCGTATGGGAATATGAGCACGACAAGATCATGGAGCGGGACGCGGAGATCCGCGTGATGCTCAACCTCTATGACGGGAGATAAAAAACAGAGCCGCTTATAACGGAGCTGTTTTGCTTATGATTTTACTAACGAATTCGAGAAAAGATTGTAATTTCAATACTTTTATGCGGTAACTGATGGGTTCGATTCCCATTATCCGCTCCATGGGAAAACCCCTTGAAATGCTCGAAAAACGAGCAATTTCAAGGGGTTTTCGGCGTTTTGGCGTGCTGTTATTCTGCGCTGGATGGTATGGAAGATGTACGTTTTGGAGCGTTTTTTGACCCTTTTTTACTAACGGATTTACTAACGGAATAGAACCGGCGCATTTTCTTCGCGGCCTTGGAAAGATCTTTTTCCGAAAGACGAAGATAAAAATCATGGACGGTTTTCCAGTCGCTCCAGCCGCCGTGCCGCATGGTTTCTTCCTCCGACCATCCGAGATGATAGGCGAGGGAAGCGAAGCTGCGGCGCAGACCGTGCAGGCCGACCTCCGGGAGATCGTTTGCGGCACAGATCCGGTTGATCTGCCGCCGCACGCCGTCGCCGAGCGCGCATATATCACCGTTGTGATCTTGCAGGATTACCAGAAGCCGGGGTATCACGATGGGGACGACGCGCTGCGAGCGGGCGCTCTTGTTCTCTTCCCGGCGTATCCATTCGGCGGAGGATGTATAGACCGTAGCGCCGGAGACGGAGATCGTCTCGGCTTTGAGATCGATGTCCTCCGGGCGGAGCGCGAAGATCTCCGAGCGGCGGAGAGAGTGCAGCGCAAGGAGCGCGGGAAGCTCAACGGGAGTGTCACGGATCGCGTCCACGAAGGTTAGTATCTGCGCATAGTCCAGCCACGGAGTATCGGTCTTTGGGACGACGCCGAGATCCACGGGGTCAAACGGTATCTTCTGCTCCTTGTAGGCGGCGGCAACAAAGCCGAGCTCATTTTTCAGGGTTTTCTTTGCGACGCGCTGTGATTCTGACGCAACGGCGCGCGGCCAGTTTATAGAGCGGATATCCTTATCCATGCAGCCGGGAAAAGCGCTGTTGCGGATGCATTGATAGCTTCGCCTGGTAGACGGCGAAAGCATGGGACGGTCTTCCAGATACTTATCGAGGAGCTGCCCGAGCGTGAGCCGGGGGAGCGCCTTCTCCGCTTCCAGAAACCCGGCGCGGATGGCGAGGGCTTTGGTGCGGCATGCCTCCTCCGTGGGCTCGGTGACGTTCACGCCCTCGCGGCGGAGCTGAACCGTCCAGCTGCCGGAGGGGAGCTGCCGGGGAGCGGGGATCTTGAGCTTCTTTTCCTTTTCGCGGAGCTGCTTCTTTCCGCACCAGTTGCAGTACAGCGAGTTTTCCGGGATATCGCGCGAGCAGTTGCAGCACTTCATTCATTTTCTCCTTTGCGCTGCCGGTGGCGGCGGTATACACGGATGATGAAGAGGACGACCATAAGCGCGGCGATCGCAAAACAGACCATCGAGAACACCGCGACGAAGTTCCACTCGCCGCGGAAGAAACCGATATCCGCGCACCGAAGATCCAGCGTAACACACCAGATGACAACGACAAAGCAGAACACGCCGAGCATCAGAATGACGGTGCGGAGATATTCGATATCCCGGACGGCGGATTCGTACCGCGACTTCCAGTGGGAGGCGTCCTGCCGGGCAAGCTCCGTTTCCGCGCGGCCGCTCGGGGAGAGAATGCCGAAGGTTTCATCGAGCGAGACGTGCAGCTCCCGGGAGATGCGCACGACCGTATCAATGCTGGGGTTCGTGGATTTCGGGGAAAAGGCGTACTCCACGGTGCTCGGCGACAGATCGGCGGCTTCGGCAATGTCCGGGAAGGTGCGTGTGCCCTTGGCCTCCCGCCAGCGGTTTTTCAGCACGTCCATTTCGTTCATGTTCTCCGTCCTTTCGTTATTTTCGGGGTGAACCGGGATATATTCGTGTCGAAAAAGCTGAACTCCGGCTCGCCCGCAAAGCGTTCGGTTTCGGATCTTGCGCCGGTCTGTTACGATGCAGTAACAGCAGGGCGAGCGGGACGCCCTGCGGCAGACGTCCGGGGCGGGTCTGTGGCACGGCTTCCCCCGGGCGTTCGCCTACACTATAGCACTATCCGCGGCAGAACGGCACGGAAAATATATAAATTTGTAAGAATATACAAGAGAATAACCAGAAATGCAACAAAATGACAAGGGGGGAAGAAATGGAAGAGACGAAGATCGAGGAGATCGTACGGATGCTGCGACGGATGGACATACGGCAGCTGCGGAGGGTGTACTTCTTCGTGCTGGGGATGATGTAGCGACGGGAGGAGCAGAGCCCCTCCCCTACAAGACCATCTTCGTGAGGTAACGAAAAAGGTAAAGAGAGAACCCGTCGGAAATTCCGACGGGTTCCTTCTGTCAGTCAAACAAATCGCTGTGTGTGCCGGTACGGGTGAGACAGAGCGTCAGCTCGCCATGGGATATCTCGTAGATCAGCAGCCAGTCCGGCGTGATGTGGCACTCGCGGCAGCCGATATAGTCGCCGGAGAGCGCATGGTCGCGGTTCTTTTCCGGGAGCGGCTTTTCCTCGGCGAGAAGCTGCACGACGGTTTCCAACAGGCGCACGTCATAGCCGCGGCGGACGATGCGCTTATAGTCCCGGCGGAAGGCTGCCTGGTACTTAATCGTCAGCATTGAGCGCCTCCATCAGATCTGCGACGGAATGGAACGGGACGCTCAAGCCGATGCCGGCCTCGGCGTCCTCGATCGCCTTTCTCGTTTCGGCGTTCGGGATCTCCGCGCCGATCTCAAAGGGGATGCGGTATTCGCGGACGGCTTTTTTCGCAAAGACGGTGACGGCGGCGGTGACGGAAAGCCCCATGTCGGCGCAGAACGCCTCGAACTGCTTCTTGAGCTCGCTGTCCATACGGATATTCATAACTGCGGTTGCCATACTATCAGCTCCTTTCATTATTTGTATATACATTGTATTACATAATATACACGTTGTCAACACAAAAAAGAGAGCGGGGATTATTCCCTGCTCTCTTTTTCGGCTGCGATGGAGTTATAGATGTTCTCAAGGATCTGCCATTCGGGGGAATCGGGCTCAAAGCGCAGGAGACTGGTGATGAGGCGGGAGCGGAAGGACTCCGGCCGGTCGGCCAGGAGCTTACGGACAAGCTCGCCGAGCTCCTCGGCACGGGGCTTTACCTCGAGCATCTCGCCGGTGCCATCGCGGAGCCAGGCTTCCCGCACATTGAATTCGCGGCAGATCAGCGAGATCACCGCATCGGACGGGGCGGAAACATCGACTTCATATTTTCCGATAATTCCGCGCTGGATGCCGAGACGGTCGGCGAATTTCTGCTGCGTGAGGTCAAGAGAATTGCGCAGCTCTTTGATACGACTGCCAACGGACATAGGCAGCACCTCCTTGTTTTATACGCGGAGACAAGGAGAATATAGCAAAAGCTACCGGAAAAGACAAGAAAAAGGAAGCGAATCATTTCGATTCGCTTCCTTTTTCTTTTTGCAGGGCGTTGTAGGACTCATAGACGTCATGGATGAACTGGAGAGCGGGGCGGATAGCGGATTCAGGTGTTTTCCGCAGGGCGTCGATGAACGCCAGCACCTCGGGCGAGGCGTCCCCTTTGGCGAGAGAACCAAAGAAGCGGGCGCGATCTTCGTCCTCCGTGAGCTGCTCAAACATTTCTCCTTCGCCGGAACGGAGCCAGTCTTCGTTAACATCGAACTCACGGCAGATTAGTGAGATTGCGGCATCCGAAGGGGAAGTAATATCCAGATCCCAGTTGGATACGGCACCGCGCGTAATGTGAAGACGGTTTGCAAACTCTTGCTGCGTGAGTCCAAGAGCCTTGCGAAGCTCCTTTGTTCTGGTTGCTACGGACATAGGCAGCACCTCCTTTCGAGAGCACTATAACAGCAAAAGAGAGAAAATGCAATAGCCAAGCAACAAAAGCCAAAAAATAGCTTGACAATAGCCACTCGCAAGCGTATATTTGCAATAGACAAGCAAAGGGGGTGCGATTTGGATAATGAAAAACGGCTCTATAACATATGGAGCTGCATGAAGCAACGATGTAACAACCCAAAGCATACTGCGGCGGCATGGTATCACGATAGAGGGATTCGCGTATGCGATGAGTGGGAACACGATTTTGAGGCTTTCAAAGCATGGTCCTTGAAGAACGGTTATGCACCAACTTTGTCAATCGACCGAGTCGATCCGGACGGTGATTACAGGCCGGATAATTGCCGGTGGATTCCACTTGACGAGAACCGGAAACTGGCAAGGCGGCCTGCGGCGTGGCGAAAAAAAGAGACACGTGCATATGAAGTGTGGTACGTGGCGGGGTGCTTCGGGTGGGCGTTCGTAGAAAAGACTGGGCTTACACGCAAAGAGGCTAAGCAGTATTGCAAAGAGTGGGACGAAGAGGATTTAAAAAGGCGAATCAAAGAAGGCTGGAAGCCATACATCGCCGGTATGCGCGTTATTAGACCAAAAGAAAAAAGAAAACCGGGAGATCTTATCTTCTTTGAAAAAAATGAAGGAGGATTGGAACAATATGTCGCCAGAAGAAAAAAGAGCAGCCGTAAGAGAAACGCTTGAGAATATCGAGCGAATGCTGAATAGGCTCGACATAGAGCAGCTGCGGAGGGTGTACTTCTTCTTGCTTGGGTTTGCCAGATAAGGAGGTGAGAACGTGAGTAACGAAATTAAAGAGATGATCGTGGATGCTGTGCGGAAGCTGGAGACGCTGCCGCCGATGCAGCAGAGCCTGTGTGTCGGGTTCGTACTCGGAGCGGGCGCGACCGAGAACACCAAGAAGGACGAGAAGGAGGCGGGGTAAATGCCGAGAGTACGGCTGGCCGTTCCGGCAGCGCAGAGGAAGATCGAGGCGGATCTCACGGAGCACTGCACGGGCGGCGCGCGATACGCCGACATGACGCAGATCGGGCGGTATCTCGGAATTGAGAACCGGAGGATCGTCGCGGAGTTTCTGGACGGGCTGCCATGCTTCCAGCGCGGCACAAAGAAGAAGTGGCGTGTGGACGATCTGGCGGCACGGATCTTGGAAGCGACGAAATAGGGGGGGACAATCCCTCCGGCGGCGACGCCGCCACCTCCCTTTGCACAAGGGAGCCTTAAATCAGAAAGGACTAAGAACGATGAAAGGCATTTGTTTTCTGTGCGGGAATTTTGAGCAGCTCGAGGAGCACCACATTTTCGGCGGGGCCCGGCGGCCTATCTCTACGAAGTACGGGCTGACTGTCCATCTCTGCCCGTGGTGCCACCGGATCGACGCGGACAGCGCGCACCGCTCCGGCAAGACCGCGGATCTGCTGCACAAATACGGACAGCACAAAGCAATGGTAGAGCAGAAGTGGAGCAAGGAGGAATTCATTGCCCACTTTGGGAAGAACTATCTCGACGAGGCGCAGATCTGGGGGATCGAGCACCCGGACGACAGCTGGGACAACGAGAGTGCCTTTCAGCTCGTGGAGGAAGGGGCGGTGCTGCCGTTTTGAAGGACGAATACATCTGTTATCGGACGCAGTGCAGGTATCATTCCGGCAATGTGAGCGGGTCTGACGGGAGCTGCAACTACTTCTTTATCACCGGCGAGACCAAGACGAGCCTGGGCGAGGCGGACATCACGAGGAAATGCGGGCTTTATAAGCCGGGGACGGCGCTGCGGGTACGGGCGCAGCCGGTCGTGCTGCGCGGGAGCTCTCCGAGGAGGGAACCGAAGCAGCGAGCGGGGCGGCTTTACGACTGGGCGCAGTTCCGGGCACTCTGGGAAGAGGGCAAGAACGACCGGGAGATCGCGCGCATAATCGGATGCAACCCGGACACGGTGCAAAAGTGGCGGCACGGCGCGGGACTCCCGCCGAGATACCGGCAGGAGATCGACCGAGTGCGGCTGAAGGAGCTGTGGAAGGCCGGGATGGACGATCCGCACATTGCAAAGGAGCTCGGCGTTTCGACGATGTCCGCATGGCGGGCGCGAAACGGGATGGGACTCCCGACGCAGAAAGAGAGGGCGAAGGAATGAAAACGTGCAGGGGATGTACGCACATCGCGCTGGACCAGTGGCCGCAGGGGAAGCAGGCGGTGCGCTGCCTGTACACCGGGAACGGCGACAGGTTCGGACGGGTGCTGCACGTTGTGCGCGAAGGGAATCCGCATCCGGACAGCGTGAGGACGCCGGAGTGGTGCAAAAAGGAGCGGGCCATATCCCCGGAGGGGGAGACGAAATAACGAAAGGAGAACATTGAATGATTCCGAAGGAGACGAAGTGCAAGTACTGCAAGCGGCCGGTTCTTTTCGTGCCGGGGCCGCGGGGTCTTTTGTGCGTGGAGGCGTCGCTGACGCCGTACCGCTTCCGCCGGGCGGCGGAGAGCAGTGACGACATGGTGACGCTCTACACCAACAGCGGCACGCCGCTGCCGGTGATCGAGTGCGAGGAGGACGAAATGTGCGGGGCGGCGCACAAGTTCCATTTCTGCCCGAACAAGAAGAGAGAGAGGAAAACGAAATGAGCAGGAGCAAGGCAATGTTTATCACGACGCTGGTGATGGCGCTTCTGGCGGCGGTGATCTACTTCGTATGGCGCTACGGGCGCGGGTTCGGGATCATCGAGGCGCTGTTCGCGCTCTACGGCTACGCCTCATTCGCCGCCGACATCTGCCGGTGGATGCGCCTGCCGGACGCGGCGATCCTCCAGAGAGGCGGGCGGCACGGATGAAGGCTTGCCCGTTCTGCGGCGCGGAGGCGCGGCGCTCCATAGCCCCGGCGAAGGGGCATCCAATGGGGACCTACATCGCCACGATCCGCTGCGGAAACCCGCACTGCGGCGCGGAGATGCACACGCTGTATCCGGCGCCGCCGTGGACGAAGGACCCCGTGCGGCAAGCAAGGCTTGAGATCGAGAGACGGTGGAACAGGAGGACGAACGGGTGAAAAGGGCAGTACTCGTGAGTATCCAGCCGTGCTGGTGCGAGAAGATCCTCCGGGGTGAGAAAACGGTGGAGGTGCGGAAAACGCGCCCGACGCTGATGCAGACGCCCTTTAAGGTGTATGTCTACTGCACGAAGCCGCGATTTGAACACGAGGATTTCTTCGCGCTGGTGGGAAAGCAAGGCTTTTATGGCGGCGGGAAAATCATTGGCGAGTTTGTGTGCGGCAGAATCGACCGGCTGGTGCATGTCGGATACACCGGCGACCAAGAGAGACCAAAGTACCGAATCGTGGACGATTGGCAGAAGGCGCACGACATCTCACGGCTTCTCGAGGCGGCATGCTTGACGGAAGAAGAGCTCGAAACGCACCTGAAAGGGAAAACGGGGTTCGGGTGGCATATCTCCGATCTGAAAATCTATAGCCAACCGGTTGATATCACGAACTTCCACAGCTGTCTCGGCTGCGAGTACGTCGGAGACTGCGACACGTACTGCTGGGATCCGATGCAAATTCCGCCGCAGAGCTGGCGCTATGTTGAGGAAAACGAAGGAGTGCTGGGCTAATGCAAATGAACCGGATGGAGCATGATTTGTGGGTGCGGGCGGTGAATGAGCTTTGCCGGGCGTGTCCGTTTACGATATGCCCCGGACAGACGAAGTGCGTGAGGCTTGCGGAGCGGATCGTGGAGATAAAGGAGGAAATGAGATGAAAAAGCTGGCGATGATTTCCCAACCTATGGCGGGGAGATCAACATGGGAAATTGACGATACACGAAATCGAGCTATCACCGAGCTGGAACAGCGCGGGTATTACGTTGTGAACACGTTTTTTACAGGCGCATGGCACGGCAAGGAGAAATTGGAGGGGCAGGGCGTTGTCCAAATCTCTCTTCACTTCCTTGCAAAGTCATTGGAAAAGATGAGCTTTTGCCACGCTGTCTACTTCTGCCGAGGGTGGCAGGATGCACGGGGCTGCCGCATTGAGCATGACGCGGCGGTGGCCTACGGCCTTGAGGTGATCGAGGAATGAAGGAGCGGGTTTTGTGGGCATGCGGGGCGTGCGCCGCTGCGGCGGCGCTGCTCGCGGTGCTGGGGGTGATCTTTTGAAGAAGAAGCGAATGAGCTACGACGAGATCGCAAAGTATGTAGAGAGCACAAAGCGCAGCTGGGACAGGATGGATGTTGTGTGCTTCCTGATTGGATATCAGGGCAATGTGAACGCCGACGACTGGGAGAACATTGCCCGGTTGTACAGTGAAAAAATTATCGATTAGCCGAAACGGGCGGAAGGCCCGTCGTATGGGGATGGCCGCCCATGCCTGAAGATGGCAGGCCGAAGAAAGGACGGATGTGTATGTCGGCTGAGGAAAAGATCGAGCGGCAGCAGGCGAAGGAAAAGGGGCGCACCGCCGCGTGGATGGTGGGAGAGCAGCTCAAGGACATGGCCCGGCGGGAGCCGGAGAGCGCGGAGCTGCTCGACAAGGATCTCGATATCCCGGAGATGAGCATTCAGCAGGCCGAGAAGAAAATCAGGGCCTACGCGGATGCGCACAGGACCGGGAGCTTTGCGTGCGTGACGCCGGTGGAGGCCGAGAGGATCTTGCGGGAGTTTTACGGGCTGACGGCTGGCGAGAACCCCTCCGACCGCTTCGCGGCCACCTCCCCTGTCAGGGGAGGCAAGGGGGATTTTGAGGGCGACAATGGGGGCGACGCCGAGATCATCGATCTGGGGGCGTTTTTATGACGCTCTCGGAAACGCCGCCGGAGGGGCTGCTGGACTGGATCAAGGCGCAGAAGCTCGACTGGCGCGAGTACATCATTTACCGCGCCGGATGGCAGGCTGACCCTCTGACGGGGATAAAGCACCGGTGCGCGGACTGTATATGCACGCACTGCGGCGCTCATTTCAAGGCAGCAAGGGCGGACGGCACGCCGTTCGGCTTTTTCTCGCCGGTGAGCGGTGACGCCATTAAGAGCGGCAACAAGCTCCTCTGCCCGGAGTGCGGCGCAGAGACGGAGGCAAAGCACGTTTCTGCTGCGACGCATCTGGAACGCTACGTCTGGCCGATGAGCGCGGAGGCACAGGATGGGAAGCTGCTCTTGTATCTCTGGCGCGTCTGCCGGGACATCGAAAAGACCGGCGAGGTCGTGTGGAGCGCCTTTCCGTGGGAGCTCTACATATTCGGCGCGAAAACGGCAGAGAAATACGTCCACTGGGGCAAAAGCTACACAACGGTATACACGTTTAGCCGGTGGAAGCGCCAGACACGGCTCACGGACACGATGCTCGACATCGCTCTCGTCTACTGCCCGGAGGGGCTATCCGGCGTATACGCGCAGACGGAATGCGCCAACTGCAAGTTGGAGAGCTACATGAGCGTCGAGACGGAATACCGCTTCCCGGTCGCATGGATGAAGCTCTGGCAGCGGCACAAAAGCGCCGAGGCGCTGACGGCGCCGAACGCCAAAAAGCTCACGGCGGCTCTCATCACCGAGGGGAAGCGCTCTCCGGCGTATAACAAAAACTGGTCGGAAAGGACCGACGTGCTGCACGGCGTGGACTGGAAAAAGAAAAAGCCGCACGAGCTGCTGCGGCTGACGAAGGAGGAGCTTACCTACTTCAACGGGGCGGAGGACGCGCCGAAGCGCTTAAAGGCGCTGCTGCTCGCACGGAAATATAACGTTCCCTGCCGTCTCGGCGAGGAGGTCACAAAGGTGACGGAGGTGCGGCAGGAGGACTTTTTGAAGCGCGGGGTGCTGCCGGGAAAGGCCGAGAGGTATCTTGACAGGCAGGCGGCGCGGTATAAAAGCCGGCTGTGGCCGGGGTATCTGCTGGACTACTGGACGATGGCCGAAAGGCTCGGCGAGGATCTCACCGAGCGGGACATGATGTGGCCGCAGAATCTCAAGCGGGCGCACGATCAGATGCAGGAGCGGCAGAAGGCCGAGGCCGCCGAGAAACGCCGGGAGGCTTTTCAACAGCGCTATGAGCGCATGAAAAGGTACGCCTTTGAGGACGGGGACATTCTCATCCGAGCGTGCGAAACGGAGGAGGAGCTCATCGCCGAGGGAAAGGCGCTGCACCACTGCGTCGCCTCCTACGCCGAGCGGCACGCGCGGGGAGAGCTCACGATCTTCTTTATCCGGCGAAAGGACAAGCCGGACGAGCCGTGGTATACGCTCAACTTCAACGAGAAGAAGCTATCGGTGACGGAGAACCGGGGCATGTGCAACTGTGCGCGCACCGACGAGGTACGGAATTTTGAAAATACATGGCTGGAGTGGATACGCTCCGGCCGGAAACGGAGGACAAGCGCAGCGTGAATGATTTGATCAAAACGGAGGACATGACGCCGGAGCAGCTCGGCGGCGAGATCCGGCTGCTGACGCGGCAGGCGCGGCAGATGGTGCTGGAATACGGAATCCAAATCGGGTACCGGCTCCAGCTTGCGAAGGACAAGGTAGGCGAGGACTTCGCCGGATGGGTAGAGCGGGAGACGGAGATCAGCAAGTCGAGCGCGTACCGGTTCATCAAGCTATACAACGAGTACGGATCCGCGCAGGGGTCGCTTCTGGGCGTGGAGAGCATTTTCCCAACGTTGGGAAAAATCAGTGTTTCCAATGCTTTGCGGCTTCTTGCCGTGCCGGAAGAGGAGCGGGAGGACTTCGCCCGCGAGGTGGACGCCGAGCACATTTCGGCCCGCGATCTGGAGGAGGCGATCCGCGAGCGGGACGAGGCGCGAAAGCATCTCGAGACGGCGGACAGGGAGCTCGGAGAGGCGCAGAAGGCGCTCCGGGACACCGAGGCCGAGCTTGCCGAGACGAAGGACGCGCTGGAGGACCAGCGCGTGAAGCGCGAGGACGCCGAGGACGCGGCGCAGAAGATGGAGGCGATGCTGCGCGAGGCGGAGAGCCGCCCGGTGGAGGTAGCCATTGACGAGACAGCAGTGCAGAGGGCCGTGGAGGAGGCGAAGGCCGCCGCCGCGGAGGAAAAGAAAAAGGCCGTGGCGGAGCTTGAAAAGAAGCTGAAGGACGCGGAGAGCGCCGCGAGGGACGCCGGAAAGAGCGCGGGCGCGGCCGCGGAAAAGGCACGGGCCGAGGCCGAGGAGCTGCGGAAACGGCTTGCGGCTGCGCAGAGCGGGGCAAACGAGGTGATTTTGCTTGTGAAGCTCGCGCAGGAAAACTTCAATCTGGCTGTGGAAAAGCTGCATGTGATGAAGAGCACGGACGGCGAGACGGCGGACAAGCTGCTCGCGGGGACGAAGAAGATCTTGGAAACGCTTATTGGGAGGTGCGGATAATGGCGTTTGACGATGCGGCGCTGGAGCGGGCGCTGAGGGCGGAGACGAAGCACGGGCTGACGCTCTACTGCAACGGCGAGACGCTCACGGCGCTCGGCTATGAATGGATGGCGGTCGTGCCGATGGACGGCCTGCGGGAGCGGCTGCGCGGGACGCTCGGCGCGCTGGTGGAGATGCTTGGATACATCCCGGAGAACGACACGGTACGGATCGTGCGCAACAAGGGCGGCTATCTCGTGCAGCCGGAGCTTCCGGAGGCGGTCGGCGAGGAGATCTGCGGCTACGCCGGGGAAACGCACACCGAGGAGATCTGTCCGACCGGGCTGCGGATGGGGATGAACTTCCTGATGCAGAAGAGAAACGGCGAGATCGTCGGCGTGGTGCCGCGCGGGGCAAATCTGGACGTGCGGCGGTACTCAATTACGCCGAACGGGATCGTCCGGCAGGAGGACGGCGACACCGGCGAACGGCTGTACCGCCGCGGCTATCGCCCGAGAGAGGACACGGACAGCGAGGCGACGCTCCGAAAGTGGCGGCATCTGGAAGTAATGAGCTGGTGCGATTGGGACGCGCCGGAGGAATAAAAAACAAGGAGGATAAAAACATGGATTTCAAAAATGCACTCGAGGCAATGAAACACGGGGAGGCGGTGAAGCTGCCGTCGTGGGGCGGCTTCTGGCGATGGGATGCCGAGAAGCGGACCATCATCATGCACACCAAAGAAGGAAAGGAAATGGACATCCGCGAGACGCAGGTCGTGGAATACACGCTGCTGAACGTCCTGTCGGACGAGTGGGTGATTGCCGGGCTTGAAAACTGCCCGGCGCTCGGCGGCATAGCGCGCTTCTCCTTCAGCGAGGCGATAAAGTTTGTCAAGCGCGGGATGAAAGTACGCCGGGCCGGGTGGAACGGACGAGATCAGCACATCGAATTGGCGATAGACATCCGTTACTACAGCGCCACGGACGCGCAGCCGCGCAATGCGTACCATGAGGACATAGGCAGCAAGGCCATCGTGTTCTGCGGGACGCGGGGAGAGCAGATCGGCTGGCTGGCGAGTCAGGCGGACATGCTGGCGGAAGACTGGATGCTCTGCGAATGAGCTGCGAAGAGTGCGTCAACTGGCCGCCGAGCGCTATGGATAAAAAGCCCTGCTGTTTCTGCTATCCGGACACGCCGATGAACTATTTTCAAAGGAAGGAGGAACAGAAGGGCATGGGAAACACGGAGTTTACGGAAAAGGCAAAGAAACTCGTGCGGGAGTATACCGCGGATCACCTGGACAAAGCGGACGAAACGCCGGCCTTTGAGGTGTTTGTGGTATGGAACGCCTTCATTCTCGGAAACATGAAGGCGCTTCTCTCGACGACGCTGCCGGATGGTATGTATTACGAAGTTACATACAACAAGGCGAAGAACGAGATCTATCTGGACGCATACAAGAAGTTCGAGAATATCGGCTTCGCCGTCTGAAATGCGAAAAAAAGCCCGCCGGGAGACCGGCGGGCGGCGGCGTATGACAGGAGTTAATGAGAGGGACGGCCGTACTCGCGTTCCATGGCGGAGCGGGTGACGACCCATTGCTTGCCGAATTTCTGGACATCGACGCCGACGGTGAGCTTACGGTATTCCACGGCTTTGCGCAGGGCGCTTTCGCTGAGACCCCATAGGCCGGTGGCGTCGGCAAACGAGAGAAGACCGGAGAACGGGCTTTCGGCGGCGACGCCGTGCTCCCACAGCTCCTCGGCAGAGATGTCGATCTCGTCCGACCACGAAACGCCGTAGCCGCCGGGATCGACGGCGGCGGACGCCCAGAACGCGGGAGACTCCCGCAGCGGGGCGTAGACCTCCATGCGGTCGAGGAGCGGACGAAAGTCGTAGGATTTCACGGAGCCGTCCGAGAAATTGGCGAGGAGCGTATAGTCCGGAAGCGGCGTGACGGATTTGAGCTTGTGAAACATGAGATACCTCCTTTACGGAAAGCTCCCGGCCTCATTCCAGAGGCGGGAGCACGCGGAACGACTGCGTTTTCCACATGGTGAGAAGCTCCTGCTGGTACGCGGAAGCCCATTCGAGGACGAGCGCGCGGGCCTTTGCGGGGAGGTCGCATTCTTTGAACGTGAGCGTATTGAGATCAAGGACACCGTTCTTTTCCCCATAGAGAATGTGGACGTGCGGGGGATTATGCTCCCCGCCGAGAAGATACATCTTCACGATGATCCCATAAAATCGGGCGATTACCGGCATGATATTGCCTCCTTTCGTTTCTGACTATATTATATCACGATACCGTGACACTTGCAAGAGGAAAAACGAGGAAATTTCCGGTTTGATTTCTGCTGCCGGGGCACGGCGGCGGAAATGAGGGCGGAAACACTCCCTCCGTCAGCCTTTGGCTGACACCTCCCTCGGGGAGGGAGGCAGGAGAAAAGAACGGCGATACTTTATATAATTCGCGTGCGCGTGCGCGAATTTTTACGGACTTGTTAAAAGGATAACTTTACGACCAGGGAGGAAAAAGGAGTGTTTGCCATCATGGAATACAAGATCATCTCCGGCAGGACCGAGGAGATCCGCCGCGTCTGGATGCCGACAACGAGAGGCGGCCAGCGTATCCGGCGGGGAACGAGAGCCAAGAAGTCCAGCATCCGAAAGATCATGCGAAACGAGATCAACGCCGTGAAGAGTCTTGCCCGCACGCTCAACTGCAATTTCGGCACGGGCGACGTATGGCTCACGCTCTCCTTCGGGGAGGGAGAAATCTCCTGGGAGGACGCTCAAGCGGTGTTCGACCGGTTTTTGCGCAAGCTCCGCGCGTTGTATCGGAAGGAACAAGGGGCGAATCTCAAGTACGTCTACTCACACGGCCGGAGAAACGAGATCGGGAATGCCAGACCGCATTTTCACATCGTCCTCCCGGCGATTGACTATGAGAGCATATGCGCACTCTGGCCGGAGCAGGGCGTTACCTACCGACGTCTGGACGGGAGCGGAGACTATACCGGAATCGCCCGCTACATGATCTCCAACGCCAAGGGCGAGGAGGGCAAAAAGAAATTCCATCCGAGCAGAGGGCTGGAAAAGCCGGTATACACCGAGCCGGTGCCGGTTTACGCGCACAGCAGGATGAAGCTCCCGAAGGACGCATCGATCCGCGAGAAGACCGAGACGCGGGACGAGGAGAGCGGGTTTTATTCCGCCTACGTCCGCTACGTCCGCAAGGAGAAGGAAAGAAAAGGCAACGGCGCGCGCGTCTCTGCGCGTTCAGATAAAACAAATGTCGGCGGAAAACCCCTCCGTCAGCCTCCGGCTGACACCTCCCCTGTTAGGGGAGGCAAGGGAAAGGGACGGAGGTGATGCGGCGTTGAAATTCCGGCCGATGAAGGGCTGCGGGGCGGTCTGGCAGCAACGCATTGTTCACGCCTTTCTGGAGGCGTACCGGAATCTGCCGCCGCCGGCGCAGGACGAGATCCGGAAAACGATAGAGAGCACAGCGAAGGGGCAGGCCGAGGGGCGTGCCCTCATCGCCGTTCTCTTGAAAAACAAATCGCCGGAGACGGCGAGCCGCGAGACGAGCGTGCCGGTGGGCCGGATATACGAGCTGCGCCGGAATTTCTATGCGGCGTACTGGCCGATGTAAGGAGGGAAAAGTAATGGCAAAAGACATTACGCCGCAGCAGAAGCGGTTCGTGCAGGAATATCTCCGGAGCGGGAACGCCACCGCCGCCGCCATCGCCGCGGGGTACAGCGCGAGGAGCGCCGCTTCGCGGGCGTCGAAGCTGTTGGAGACGCAGGGAGTGATCGAGTACCGGCGGAAGCTGGAAAAGAAGCTCTTTGACGAGATGGGGATCTCCAAGGAGTGGATCGGGCGGCGGCTCGTGGAGGTCGTGGAGAGCTGCATGGAGAAAGTGCCTTCCTATCGATGGAACCCCGAGACCCGCAAGGACGAGCGCTGCGGCGAGAAGCTGCTCGACGCCAACAGCGCGATCCGCGCGCTGCATGAGCTTGCCGAGCACATGAACTTTGCCGAGGGTGAGCAGAGCGCCGCCGAGAGCATTGAGGACTGGCTCGCAAGGCAGGAGGGCTCGATGCTATGAACCCGTGCATAGCAATGGACTACATCGAGAGCTGTCTCAAGATCAAGACGAAGAGCGGGACGGTCGTGCCGTTCCGGCTGAACGACGCGCAAAGGAAGCTATACGCCGTGGCGAAGCGGCAGCAGGACGCGGGGAAGCCCGTGCGGCTCATCATTCTCAAGGCCAGGCAGCTCGGCTTTTCCACACTGACGGAGGGCCTCATCTTCCATGCCTGCGCGACGCGAAAGAACGTAAACGCGCTGATTGTTGCGCACCGCGAGGACGCGACGGCGAACCTTTTTCGGATGAGCAAGCTGTTCTACGACGAGCTGCCCGCGCCGGTGAAGCCGATGCTGCGCGCCTCGAACGCGCAGGAGCTGGTATTCGAGAACCCCTCCAAGCTCCGCAGCGAGCGGGAGGCAAGGCCGGGACTGCGCTCCCGGATCCGATGCGCGACGGCGGGAGGCAGGGGCATCGGCCGAAGCGACACGCTGCAATGTGTGCATCTCTCGGAGTACGCCTTCTGGCCGGACGGCGCGGACGGGAAAGCCTCCACGCTTGCCGGCATTTTACAGGCCGTGCCGAGTCTGCCGGGCACGATGGTCGTCATCGAGAGCACGGCGAACGGCTTTGAGGACTTCAAGGAGCGCTGGGACGCCGCCGTTGCGGGGGAGAATGACTTTGAGCCGGTGTTCTTCGCGTGGTTTGAAAACCCGGACTACTCGATGCCGGTAGTTCCGGGGACGGAATGGACGCCGGAGGAGCGGGATCTCAAGGCCGCCTATCAGCTGACGGACGAGCAGCTCCAATGGCGGCGCTGGTGCATTGCGAACAACTGCGGCGGGAGCCTGGACATGTTCCGGCAGGAGTATCCCGCCTCTCCCGGCGAGGCGTTTCTCCACAGCGGCACGGGCGTATTCGACAACGAGCAGATCGTGCTCCGGCTGGAACGGCTCCCATCCCCTGCCGGGCGCGGAGAGTTTGCGGACGGCGAGTGGACGGAGAGCGAGACCGGCGCGATCACGCTCTACGAGCTGCCGGAGGAGGGCGTTCCGTATGTGCTCGGCGGCGACACGGCGGGCGAGGGCTCGGACTACTTCACGGCGATCGTCATCGACAACGTGAGCGGGAGGATCGCTGCCAAGCTCCGGCAGAAATACAGCGAGCCGGAATACGTCCGGCAGATCTATGCGCTCGGGAGGTTCTACAACGATGCGCTCGTCGCCATCGAGACGAACTTCTCGACGTATCCCGTGATGAAGCTGCAGGAGATGGAGTACCCGAATCAGTACAGCCGCGAGCGGGAGGACACCTACACGCGGCAGATGAGGAAGAGCTACGGCTTCCGCACCGACCGGCAGAGCCGTCCGCGGGCCATTGCGAATCTGGTGGAGGTGTTCTCCTCGCATCCGGAGTGGTTTACCGACCGGGAGCTGCTCGAGGAAATGCTGACGTTCTGCTACAACGAGGATCACCGGCCGGAGGCGCTCGCCGGGAAGCACGACGACCTTGTGATGGGCGCGGCGATCACCTACGCGGTGCGGCATCAGCAGCGGATGACGGTGCTCACGGAGCCGGAAAAGCCGCGGGAGAAGCTCATCGACCAGATGAAGCGGCAGAAGAGGGCGAGGAAGGCGTGGTGATGACAATCCCTCAGTCGGCTCCGCCGACAGCTCCCTTTGCACAAGGGAGCCTTACCGAGGCGGGAGAGAACGCGCTGCGATCAGCTATTATACAGGGAGTAATATTTCACAGAAATTTTTCGACCGGAGCGGGAAACTGCTCCGGTTTTGCTTTTTTCAAAGCTGAAACCGCCTGTCGTATCAATGGGTTTGACGATTCGTGAAAAGTTCACAAAAAAGTCGCCGAGCACGGACAGATATTTCGGGTTAGCCTTTAATCAGCAGGAAAAATACATCGCGGCGACGGCAGCACAGTCGCAGAAAGGACCCACATGGACGAAAACATGGAAGCCGTAACTCCGGAGGAGGGCTCGGAGGGCGGAGTCGTGACCGCAGAGACCGGCGCTGAAGCGGAAAACGCAGGCGAAAAGAAGCAGGAGACCGCCGAACCTGCCAGACAGAGCCGGGAAGAGAACGCCAGATACCAGGCGGCGCGAAAGGCCGGAGAATCCGCCGGATTCCGCCGCGCCGAGGAGCGCTACCAAAACGCTCTTGCCAAGCTTGGCTTAAGCGATCCGGACGGCGGCGGGGCGATCGACTCGCTGGACGTGCTGGAGAGCTATGCCGACAAGGCGCGCGCGGCGCGGCTCAAGAAGGCCGCGGCGGAGAGCGGGCGCACCGTGCAGGATCTGGAGGAGGAAGAGGACGCCAAAGAGGTCGTCCGCAAACAGAAGCGCGAGCGGGCCGAGCGGGAGAAGGCCGACGCCGAGGCAGAGCGGCAGAAGGACTGGATCGCTCAGGACGCCGCGGCATTCGTCCGGGAGCATCCGGACGTGGATATCTCCAAGCTCGACGGAAACGTGAAGTTCCGCAGGTTCTGCGGCAGCCGGTACGGAAAGGAGCCGCTGAGCGAGCTCTATGCCGACTGGCAGGAGCTTGTGGGAGAGGAAGCCGCCGCGAAGGCGGTGGAGAAGTCCGCCAGGAAAGCCGAACGCTCCACGGGAGCGGGCGGAGGCGGCGTATCGGCTGGGCTGACGGCCGCCCAGCAGAGGGAGCTTGACGAATGGAACCGCGAGTTCCCGCACCTGAAAATGACCGCCAAAGACTTTTTAGAACGCTGAAAGGAGAAAAATCATGCATCCTGTACAGAATGCGGACGGCGGCAGCGTGCTGCAGACCGCCCGCAACTATCCCATCGACGCGGCGACCGTGATCGACGCGGGCGCCGTGGTGAAGCTCTCCGGCGGCAAGGTCGTTCTGGCCGCCGCTGCGGAGACCGGAGGTATCCTCGGCATTGCCGCGGAGTTCCACTCCGGCACGGAGGACGCGCTCAATCTGCGCGCGAACGGCAAGTGGATCCTCGTATGCGACAACCCGACGCTCATCTTTGAGTGCGCCGCGCCGACGATCAAGGCCGCCTCCGGAAGCGCCACGACCATCGTGCCGGAGACCGGCGACGTGGACGCGGCCGCCGCGGACGACGCTTTCAACAACGCGGTCCTTGTGCTCAAGAGCAAGGCTGCGTCCAGCACGAACACCGACGCTGTCGGCACACAGATCGTCGTTACCGACTACGCCAAGACCGGCACGGTGATGACTAAGGCCAGCGGCGGCGCGCCGAGCGCGGGCGACGTGTACGAGGTCTATCCCGTGATCGGCGCTGCCATCGGCGGCGTTGCGAGTCTCGGCGACAAGCGCCTCGGCATCACGCTCAAGACCGTGGGCGCGACGAAGCTGCGCTGCATCGGCCACGACTACGAGCGCGGCACCATTAAGCTCATGGCGATCGGCCATGCGCTGACCTGAGAAGGAGGAAAAGGAAATGCCTGCTAATTTTGGAAACTGGGCAACCGACAACTACAAGTTTGTCGGCAAGGCGTTCGACTTTGCGTATGCCGACCGCCTCAATAAGCTCTCGCCCGTCGTGGGCGAGGTGAACGCCAAGAGCATCGACTACGAGCTGACCGGCTCCGGAGGCTACGGCGAGGCGCCGCTTTACGACGGAAACAACCTGAACACCGGATCGCTGCGCCGCGGCTTCAAGACCATCATCACGCCGGAGGAGTTTTCGCTCTCCATCCCCGTCGGCTACAAGGAAGCGAAGATCGACAAGGCGGGCGAGACGAAGAAGGTCGGCACGAAGCTCGGCGAAACCATGGCAATGACGGTGTATCTGCACGTGATGCGCATGTTCGCCAACGCCTGGAACACCGACGGCCGCCACAACGGCGGCGACGGCGTGAGCTGGGCCAACGCCGCGCACCCTGTCGCCTCCCGCGGCTCGAAGGGCCGCCGCTTCGAGGCGGACACGGACGCCGGCACGTACTCCAACATCTCCACGGACGCCTTCTCCGTTTCCGCTATCACCGCGGCGCAGGCGCGCGCCAACCGCTTCGTGACGCCGGACGGCCTGCCGTTCCTGTGCGACTTCGACACCGTTCTCATCGCGCCGGAGCTGGAGGAGAAGGCGAAGAAGATGTTCGGCGAGAACTCCCGTCTGATGCCGATGCAGAACCCCGACGACAACACGAACGCCGCGAACCCCGTGTACGGCATGCGCTACATCGTCATGGGCGGCGGCGCGGACGGCTTCACGAGCAAGCAGTGGGCGGTGTGCGACCGCCGGCTGATGAAGGAGCTTGTGAACATCGTCTACAACACGCGCCCGACGGTGCTGCAGTCCCCGCAGGATAACCCGCTGATCGATCTTTACACCGCGTATGCCGACTTCGGCGTGGGCTGGGGCGACGCAAGACAGATCATCTTCGGCGATCCGGGCTAATGCCGTAAAGCAAACCCTCGACGGGCTTTGCAAACCCCTCCGTCAGCCTCCGGCTGACACCTCCCCTGTTAGGGGAGGCAAGGGGGGGAGCGGGAGCATATGAGGGAGAAAGGAAACGAATATGATGAAAATTGACCGCGTGCTCGCCGTTTCGGCGGGCACGAAGGAGACGAAGGTGGACTGCCATTGCCAGACCGTCGTTGTATCCAACAACAGCGCGAACGTCGTGTACATCGCGCCGTATGACCCGAACAAGGCGCTGACAGCCGCGGCGGGCTTCCCAATTCCGGCCAACACGGTGCTGCAGGTGCCGTTCGCCGCCGGAGAGCTGGCGGTCGTAGCCTCGGCGGCATCCACGGACGTGCGCTTTTTGCTGCTGGACTGAAAGGAGAAACGGTATGGACAACTTCTGGAAGGCCATTGTGACCGCGGCGGCCGCGGCGCTGATGGCGTACTTCAAGCAGCTTGTTGTTCCGGTGGCGGTGCTCATCGCGGTGATGATCTGCGATTACGTCACGGGGATGACGGCGGCGTGGATGAACAAGGAGCTTTCGAGCCGCAAGGGGATTCAGGGCGTGATCAAGAAGGTTTTCTACCTGATGATCGTCGCCGTGGGTATGGGGGTTGACTACCTCATCACGATGCTCGGCGGAAAGCTCGGCGTACAGCTCGATGTGAATTTCGTTGTAGGTCTGCTGGTGATCGTGTGGCTTATCATTAACGAACTCATCTCCATTCTGGAGAACAGCGGGAAGATCGGCGTGCCTATGCCGGACTTCCTCATGAAGCTGCTGGACCGCCTGAAGCAGACCACCGAGAAAAAGGCGGAGGTCGAGGAAGCTCCGCCGGATAACTGATTATGTGAGGGAAACAGGGCGGGGTGACTCGCCCTGTTTTCGGTAAAAAAGGAGGAAACGATATGACGCTCGGAGAAGCGAAAAACAAGGTATACATGCTCCTCGACGAGCACAGCGCGGGCGGAGAGATCGAGCACGACGAGGACATCGAGAAGAAGATGACGGCGTTTTTCGACATGGCGCAGAAGACGCTCGCGCAGATCAGGAAGATCCTCCGGGAGGAGGTCATTGTCCCAACGTTGGGAAAAACCGTTTACGCCATGCCGGAGAATTTCTACTCGCTGTACCGGATATGGGCGGACGGGAAGAATGCGACACGGCGCTTCCGGTGGATGGGCGGGAAGCTCGTCATTCCGGATGGGTGCGCGGAGGTGACGGTCGAATATTTCGCCATGCCGCAGACGATCCCGACGGATGCGCCGGACAGCTACGAATTTGAGATCGCGCCGGACGCCTGCGAGTGCATGCCGTACTATGTGGCGGCGCAGCAGCTCCTCCCCGATCTCGTGATGGACTACGGGGCGATGCTGCAGATGTACAACTATCAGGTGTCGCTTCTCAGGACGACGCAGCCGGGCGAGAACCGGCGCATCGCGCAGAGCCTTTTCCGGGGGTAAGCCATGGCGAAGAAAACAGGGGTAAGCATCCGGCAGAGCGTATATAAAACGTTCCGCGGCGCGGACTTTTCCACAGACCCCTCTCTCGTGGACTATTCCCGCAGCCCGCTTTGCACGAACATCGTGGCGGACGGCGGCGGTATGCCGCAGAAGCGGCTCGGCTGGCGGAGGCTCTGGCAGAAGGACAAGCCGGTTTACGGCCTGTTTGCCGGAAGGTTCGACGGCGCGGAGAAGAAGCTCGCGCACATCGGCACGGCGCTCTATGCCTGGGACGACGAGACGGCGCCGACGGAGATACTCACAGGGCTGCCGGAGAGGCGCTCACGCGCCGCGTATCTGGCCGGGAAGCTCTGGATAGTAACAGGGGCCGGTTTCTACGTATACGACGGCACAGCGGCGCACAGAGCCTCACAGAACGCCTACGTCCCGACGACCGTTATCACGCGCAGTCCAACGGGCGGCGGGCAGAGCTATGAGAACGTCAATATGCTCACGCCGTACCGGAAGAACGCTTTTCAGACGGACGGCACGGCGACGGACTTTCAGCTTGACGGAGACATCGACGCGACAGGCACGGTGCGCGCATGGGTGTTCGGCGAGGAGACGACGGCGTTCACGCTCGACCGCGAGAAGGGCATCATCAAAATGACCACGGCTCCGGCAAAGCCGACGGCCGGCTCGGAGGACGGGCTGGTGGTGGAGTTTCCGCACACGGTGGCGGGGTACACCGACCGCATCGACAAGTGCACGATCATCACGACCTACGGCATCGGCACGAACGACCGCGCGGTGCTGAGCGGGAACGAGGAGCTCCCAAACGTGGACTGGACGAGCGGGATGAACGATCCGACGTACTTCCCCGATCTTCTGTACAACGAGGTCGGGAGCGAGGCCACGGCGATACTCGGGTACTGCCGTCTCGGAAGGTCGCTCGGCATCGTGAAGGAGGACAACGGGCAGGACAGCACGATCTATCTGCGCACCGCAGAGCTGCAGGACAGCGAGATCGCGCAGCCGCAGCAGCAGGCCGTGGCGGGCGTCGGCTCCATTGCGCCGGGGAGCTTCGCTTCTCTTCTGGACGATCCGCTGTTCCTGTCCCGCAACGGGGTAATGGCCGTAACGACGAACAGCTACACGAGCGAGAAGATCACGCAGGGGCGCAGCTTCTATGTGAACAACAAGCTCAACGACGAACCGGAGCGGGAAAAGGCCGAAGCGGTGATATGGAACGGCATGTATATGCTCGCACTGCCGAACGGCCACGTCTACGCGCTGGACGGGCGGCAGAACAAGACCTACCGGAGCGCGGCGCTCGGAGACTATGTATACGAAGGATACTATTTCGAGAACATCCCCGCCTCCTGCTGGCTCAACCGGCGAGCGGGCGCGGAGGAATCGCTGTACTTCGGCACGGCGGACGGGCGGATCTGCAAGCTAAACACGGACATCGAGGACATGAGCCGCTACAGCGACGACGGCGCGGCCATCTCCGCGGTGTGGGCGACGAAGTACGACGACGACGGCACGCCCGCGGTGCTCAAGACGCTTTTAAAGCGCGGCTGCTGCGTGACCATCAAGCCGTATGCGCGCTCGAGCGCCGAGGTGTACATCCGCGCCGACCGCACCGGCGGGCACGAGAAGAAGGTAGCCGGAAAGCCGATGGACATTCTGGACTTTTCCGACATCGACTTTGAGCGCATCACGTTCAACACGGACGAGAGCCCGCAGGAGATCTTTCTCAACCGCAAGGTGAAGAACTACAAGAGATTGCAGATCATCGTCCGGAACCGGGAGCCGAACGAGGGCTTCGGCATATTCCAGATCACAAAGCATTATGTGACGGGCAATTACGCGAAGAGGTGAAGACATGAGCATACAGGAACAGAAGATCACGGAAGCCGCCATCGCCGCGAACGGCGTGCAGAGCCGGCCCGACAAGCTGACCGGCACGGCGGCGCAGAACAAAAAGGTATTCGACGCGCTGGTGATGGCGGTGGTGAAAGAGCGCTTCAACGCCCTGATCGACGAGCTGACCGGCACGACTGCCGCGGCGCAGCTCGGCATCACGACGATCCCCGGCTTTTCGGCGGGGAACGTCCAGGCGGCGCTTGAGCAGATCGTACAGGCGATGCAGGACGTGACGCAGGGCAGCGTTGCGGACGGGAGCATCACGCTGGCAAAGCTCGCCGCGGAGGTGACGGCCGTCGCTCTCGGCGGCGCGGCGGCGAGCCATACGCACGGAGCGGGAGATATAAATTCCGGCGTTCTGGACGCGGCGAGGATCCCGGTGCTGGACGGCACGAAGCTCGGCACGGGGAGCGTCGGCACGGCGCAGCTTGGCGCGGCGGCGGTGACGACGGAGAAGCTCGCGGCGCTCTCGGTGCTCGCAACGCACATCGCGCAGAACGCGGTAACGGCGCAGAAGATCGCACCGGGCGCGGTGACGGCGGAGAAGATCGCCGCGCTTGCCATCACGACGGCGCTGCTCGCGCCGAACGCCGTGACCGCTGAGAAGCTCGCGAACGATATTCCGTATACGAAGTTCGGGCTTTCCGCCGATCAGGTGCGGCACGTTTACGCCGGAACGACAGAGCCGGGCGCCGAGCTCGGCAGCGACGGGGATATCTATCTCATGTATTCGGAGTGAGGTAAGAGTATGGCATGGTCACAGACAGCGCCGGAGCTGCCGTCTGGAAGCGCTTGGGAGCAGGAAAAGAGTGTTTCTGGAAGGGCGAACCATTGGAGCCTTTCCGGAACGCTGTATATCGCACGACTGAACGGAAGACAGTTCGCCGTTAAAGCAGAGCTTACGAGCGCAAACGGCAGCTACGGGACTTATTACCCTCCCAGCAAATGGACGCTACGATGCGATATCGGCGGCGTCAGCGGCACAGAGGATACATCCTTCGACGTATCAAAAGGAACGACAACGTTCTATTTCGTCGGTGAAGCCGGAGAGGGTGTAAATATCACCGTCAAGGTTGGCGGCGTTGGCGCCGCGGTCGCCGTTCAAACCGCGACCTTTACCGCCCCTGCGCTGCTCGGCTCGACGCTTTATTTCAAGGTCGGCGGGACGTGGAAGCAGGCGACGCTGTACCGCAAGGGCGGTACTTGGAAAAATGCGCTGGAAAAATTCAAAGCAGGAGGAACATGGAAATGAACGGTATTGACGTTTCCGAGCATCAGGGAGATTTCGATTTTACGCCGTACAAGGATGGCTTCGTCATCATCCGCGGCGGCTACGGCATCCGAAATGCCGACAAATGGGCGGAGCGCAACATTGCCAAATGCGACGCGCTCGGTATCCCGTGGGGCATCTACTGGTACAGCTATGCGCTGAATGTGCAGACAGCCAAAGTGGAGGCGGAGCGGTGTCTGCGCTTCCTCAATGGCCGGAAGCCCCGTCTCGGCGTGTGGTTCGACATGGAGGACGCGGACGGGTACAAGCAGACGAACGGCTTCCCGTCTAACGAGACAATCACCGCCATGTGCAAGACGTTCTGCGCGGCTATGGAAGAGGCCGGGAACAGGACCGGTGTGTATGCCTCGCAGAGTTGGTTCGACGAGCACATCGGGGATACCGGGTACGACAAGTGGATCGCCGCGTGGGGCTGGAATGACGGGGAGCATTATCCCGATCTGTCTGGAAAATGCATCTTTCACCAGTACCGCGGGGAGCCGCTTGACCTTGATATCATGCATGTCCCGCTTTCGTACTTCGGGGAGCGGGAGGAGCAGAGCCCCTCCCCTACGGATCCCGATGGGAAAGACGGGATGACCGTGAGCATTCCGGCGATGGCGCAGGAGGTGCTCGACGGGAAGTGGGGCAACGGCGAGGAGCGAAAGCAGAAGCTCGGCGCGTGGTTTTACGATCTCGTGCAGGGCGAGGTAAACCGTATCTTGGGGGTATAACATGAGAAAGAAGAGACAGAGCAATGAGCGGGTGATCGTCGGGTACGACTACTCCAGCCGCGAGATGCGCGAGGAGACGGCGGACGCGCTGTTCCGCCGGGCGAAGAACGCCCGCACCGCCGTGGAGATCGAGTGGGAGAAGTGTAACGACTACTACAACGGCATCCACGACGCGACGAAGGAGATGGTCGAGTACTGCCGGGCGAACGATGTTCCGTGGATCCCGGCGAACATGCCGGATCCGTACATCCTCGTGGAGACGCAGATCAACCCGAACGTGCCGGAGCCGGAGTTTCGCGGGCGCGACGACGATCTCGACAGCGCCAAGGCGAAGCAGCGGGAGTTTGCCGTGCGCTACATCATCGAGAACAACCGGCTCTCCGATATGAATACGCGCAACGAGCGCCGGCTTCTCAAGCTCGGCGACGCGTTCTGGAAGGCGTACTGGGACCGGGACATGCGCTGCGGCGTGAACGAGGGAGACATCCGCATCCGGGACATACCGACGGAGGCCATCTTCCCAGACCCGGCCATCCGCGACGGCGGCTTGCAGGACGGGCAGTATGTGGACTACGTCTACACGATGCACAAGGTGAAGTTCTGCCAGGTGTTCCGCCGCGAGCTGGAGGAGCTGGGACTGACGGCGGACGACATTCTCACCGAGGACTACGTTTCCCGCACCGGAGTTTTCGATCTCACGACGGCCATCAACGATCTGGACGACACGGTGCAGGTGCTCGAGCACTGGTTCCGACAGCCGTGCGACACGGAGGAGGACGGCGAGAGAGTGCCTGCCGGAGCGGTGGCGTGCTCGATCCTCGCGGGAGGGCGCGAGCTGCGGTACATCCCGAACTACTGGAAGCGCACATGCAAGCAGAACAGTCTCTTCCCGTTCGTGCATTACTGGCGTATTCAGGACGAGAACCGCTTCTGGAACAAAAGCGAGCTCACGCCGATCATCGAGCTTGTGGACGCCGCCGACCGGAAGCTCGCTATGAGCATTCTGAACGACACGTTCCTTGCAAACGACATCATCCTCGTGGAGGACAGCGCGCTTGCCGACGGCGAGGAGTTCACCAACGAGCCGGGCGCGGTGATCCATCTCAAGCAGAACCGCATGGGCGGCGTGCAGCGGCTCGGCGGACTGCAGAGCATAGCGAACGGCGCGATGGGCGTGGAGTTCTTCAAGAACCAGATCGAGCGCGCCAGCCGAAACTACGACATCAATCAGGGCAGGGAAACGACAAAGGTCACGACGGCGACCGGCCTTGCCATGATGCGGCAGGACGCGCAGAGCCAGGCGGACATCAAGGGCGCGGATCGCGACGCCGGGTTCGAGCGGCTGTATGAGCTGCTCGACTGGCTGGCGCTCGAGTTCTTCGACGACGACAGGATGCTGTTCATCGGCGCGGACGAGATGAAGGACCGCGCGCCGCAGGCAATGCCGTTCAACGCCGACAGCTTCACGGCGATCATGCCGAAGGTGCTGGACGGGGCCGGAAACGTTGTGCGCGAGGAGTGGCAGTACTTCCCGCGCGTGGACGTGACGATCACGGCGGGAGACAGCATCGCCCACGGCAAGGCGCAGACGCTTCAGGCGCTGCAGGCGCTCACGCAGAGCCAGATCACGGCGGAAAACTGGAAGCTGTTTGCCGCGCAGCTTGAGCTCATCGATCTGCCGGGCAAGCAGGAGATCATCAACGAATGGCAGCAGAGGTTCGCCGTACCGGCTATGCCGGAATCCGCCGGAGGCGGCGGAGCGGGAACGCTCGGCGAGGCGGCCGCCGGCGGAGCGATACCGGGGGCGCAGACGCTGCCGCTGCTGGGAGGTGCGCCGACGGCATGAAGTGTCCGAAATGCGGCATTGAGATGACGAAAAAGAACGCGGCGGAATGGGAGTGCCGCAACCCGAAGTGCGTTCGGTATCAGGGAGGAAAGAAGAAGGATGGCTAACTTTTGGGGTTGGGTGAACAAGAAGGCCAACAACCGGTATGAAAATCGCTTCACCGATGCCGCTACCGGAAAAGGCGTAGGGATCAGCAAAACGGATTATTCGAGACCGCGGTCGAATAACAACCAGAGCGAGAATCTGTATGCGGAGGCGGTGGCCAAGAACGCGAACAGCTCGTCTCTGCAGGGGACCATCGATCCCGACCGGACAGGCGCAGCGGCGCCGCCGCGAAAAGGGCTCTATGACCAGACGGGCATGAACGCGACGGCGGCGAATGCGGCAAGCGGAGCGATAACCGGCGCTATGGCCGGAGCGGGACGCCTGCCGAACCAGAACGGAACGCGGCAGCCGACCACGACGCAGCCGGGCACGTCCGGCGGAGGCAAGGTGACGTACATCGACCCCAACGGCGACGCGCAGAAGGGCACGACGGAAGGAACGCCGGAGGAAACGCCGGGCGAGCCGCAGCGGACGTATCTGGACGAGCTGCGCGACCAGTACCAAAAGATGTACGACGACGCGGTGAAGGCCAACAACGACGCGGCGAAGGCCGCCGCCGAGCGGGCGCTCGCGCAGGCGGAGAAGGGCGTCGGCGAGCTCGGAGACCAGTACGGCAGTCTCAACAAACAGCTCTACCGCGACTACATGGAATCGCTGCGCGTGCTGCCGCAGGAGATGGCAGCGAGAGGCTACAGCGGCGGCATGAGCGAATCGGCCAGGCTGGGGCTGGATACGGCCTACGGCGAGCGGCTGAACGAGAACGAGGCCGCGCGTATCGCCGCCATTATGCAGCTGCGGCAGCAGGGCGCGGACGCAGAGTATCAGGCGAACGCCGCGCGGGATCAGGCGAACGCGCAGGCGCAGCAGAATCTCTACGCGAACATGATGAATCTCATTCTTCAGCAGCAGCAGGACGCCGCGCAGAAGGCGCAGAACATGGCGCAGTACGGCGACTTCTCCGGCTATCTCGGACTCGGCTACACGCAGAGCGAGATCGACCAGATGCAGAAGGCGTGGATCGCGGCGAATCCGGAGCTTGCGCGGACGCTGGGGTATGTCAAGACGCCGGAGCCGGTGTACAGCTCTTACAGCGGCGGCGGGAGCAGCGGCGGAGGCGGCGGGAGTGTTACGGTTTCTACGGAAGGATTGCAGGATGCGATCCTCGGAGATCTGAACGACGGGAAAGACCGGGTGGCGATCTGGAACGATCTGGCGGCGCGGTACAAAGCCGGGGATATCACCGAAGAACAGTTCAGGGACGCGATCCACTACACCGACTACGCGGCAACCGCCAAAGCGTATAACAAAACGCCGACGAGCGCGGGGTATAAGACTTGGCCCGGAGGGAAGAAAAAATGAGCAGACTCGACGAATATTTCGCAAAGGCAAACAGAGGAAGTCAAACGACTTCCTCTGTATCGGCATCCGGAGACAAGCCGGCAAGCAATATGGACGCGTACTTCGCGAAGGCGGGAAAACCGGTACGCACCAACCCGCTGAATCTGTACACCGAGGCGCTGAAAGCCTCGCAGGGACAGAGCACCATGCAGACGCCCTATGCGGACGCTGCGGCGCAGGCAAAACAGAGCGGGACGCAGAATCTCTATGCGCAGGCGGCGGAAAACGCAAAGCAGAGCGGGAATGCGGCGAAGGGCACGAGCGTCGTTTTCAACAGCGTGTACGGAAAGGCGGATGACCGGGCGAGCTCGGCCGGCTCCGGAAAGTATGCCGGTATTCTCAAAGCGAGCGACTATACCGAGCTTTCCAAAAGCGGCGAGAGCAAGAGGAAGCTCTTCGGCGACGCCCGGTATGACTACATCAACAACATCGGGAACTTCCGCGCGCAGTCCGACGTGCAGCAGGCGCAGGGACGCGGGCAGGACTACGGGAAATACGCCTTCATGACCGATGATGAGATCGGCGTATACAACTACCTATACGCTACGCAGGGGAAAAAAGCGGCGAATGCCTATCTGAGCGATCTTGAGCCGGAGCTGGATAAGCAGTGGTACACCGGCACGAACCGGGCGACGACGGAGGCGCTCGGAAAGAACGCGGCGACGCGGACGCTGGCAAGCGCCATGACCGTTGCGGCGCAGCCTACCCGGACGATCACGAGCATGATCGCCATGGCGGACGATGCGGTGCGCACGGCGAAGGGGCAGGAGATCAACCCCTATTCCAAGTGGCGGCAGGCGAGCAACATCACGCAGGATCTCCGCGCCGACACCTCGCAGCATATCGAGGAAGCAAATCCGGGGATGGGCGGCAAGGTCGGGAGCTTCGTATATAACACCGCGATGAGCGCCGCGGACAGCGCGATGAACGCGCTTGTCGCCAAGGGAATCGGCGAGGCCGTGGGGCTTACCGGCGACACGCTGATGAAGGCAACGAACATTCTCGGCTCGGCGCTGATGAGCTCGGAGGTGGCTTCCCTGTCCATCGCAGAGAGCAAGGAAAAGGGATACTCCAACGCCGGAGCGCTGGCGCTCGGTCTGACGCGCGGCGCGATAGAATACGCCTCGGAGGCGGTCGGCGGCGAATGGGTCATCCGAAAGATCAAGGCAAACCCGCTGAGCTTTGTGAAGAGCATGGCACTCACGATGATCCCCGAGGGCATGGAGGAGGTCATGTCGGACGCGGCGAACGGCGTGGTAAACCTTGCGATCGACGCGGCGTTCGGCACGGAAGAGAGCGGGATCCCGAAGATGCTCGAATATTACCGGACCAGCGGCACGGATTGGCAGAAGAAGCACGCGGAGCTTGCGACCGTGCTTGCCGTTCTCGGACAGGAGGGGCTTTCGTTCCTCGGCGGCGCGCTGGCAACACTGGGGTCGAGCAGCGTGCAGTACAGCACGAACCGCGCGAACATCCGCCAGACAGCCGAGCGGCTGGACACCACGCCGAAGAACGTTGTGCAGATGATGCAGGACGCGCAGACGGAAAACCCCGGCGTTATATACGCGCTGGCCGAGCTGACCGACGCGGAGAACGCCGACGATCTCCGGCGGAAGATCGGCACGAAGGAAGATATGAAGCGCGCGGCGGAGTATCTGACGCAGCAGATGGAGGCGGGCGGGCGTTCCGGCACGCAGGAAGGTACTTATACTGCCGGGGTGCAAAACGCGCCTGTGGGCGCGCAGAAGGCGCAGAACGAAGGAATCAGCACGACGCCCGCGGCGGCGATCAACATTCAGGAGGGAATGAACAATGGACAGAGTACTTATCAGGGACGAGAAAACGGGTCTTATGATCTCCGTACCGGCGGACAAGCTGCCGCAGAAGGAGGAACGCAAGCTCTCGCCGGAGGCCGAGCGGAAATTCCGGGAGGCGTGGGAGCGGACGCGCAAGCGGATCTACGGCAAGTAACTCCGGCGCAGCTCGGCATCCGAAACGGCGGCACGGAGGCCGTGACCGTCGTGGACGCGCGGAAGCTCGGCGGGGACGCGGCGAGAGCGTATAATCTTCTTGCGGCGAACAATATCGAGCCGGTCGCGGTGCGCGGAGCCATTCAGGTGAACAACGGCTACGCGAACGCCTATACCGAGAGCGGGAGGGTGTTCTTCCGCGTGGACGCCGTGGACAGCCGCGGAAACGCCATCAGCCCGGAGGCGCTGGTGCGGCACGAGCTGTTCCACAACTACATCTCCGAGGAGGTTTTGCAGGCGTCGGACGAGGTGATCCGCGAGAGCATGACCGCTGAGGAATACGACGCGATGTATGAGAGCTACCGCGACGCCTACGCGAGCATTTACGATTTTGAGAACATGAGCGAGGACGAGATCGAGCGGCTGCTCACCGAGGAGATCGCGGCGGACGCTTACGCGGGGCTGAACTGGTTCTCCGGCGACGCGCCGGTGCAGGAGGCCGTGCGCGCCGAGACAGAAAGAAACGCCCCGGCCCGGAGGGCAGCGGCGCAGCAGAAGACGACGGGACCGCCGGAAAATAAAAAAACTCCGAGATTCTCTCTCAACGTGTACAGCGAGCAGCAGAAAGAGAACTGGAGCCGAAGCAAGAAGATCATCGTTTACGAAAATGCCGAGCAGCTGAAGAACTTTGTGGAAAAAGCGAAGTCGGATAAAAGCTATGTGTCGAAAATCTACTTCGGCACGGTGGACGGCTTGCTGGCAGAAGAGATCATGAACGAGACCGGGTACGATTTTCAAGGGAAGAACGTTACCCTCCGCGCGGATAATGTGCGGAAGATCTTCAAGGATCACGGGACGGAAAGCACCGAAGCACCGCGAGGTCAGCGACCGATCACCGCCGACGACTTCGGGAAAATCCCGGAGGTCATCGGAAACCCGGACAGCATCAGCGAAAGTGACTATTTTGGAAGACCGGCGGTCGAGTTCAAAAAGACGATCGACAACAGCCGCATTACGGTTTTTGCCGTAGACAGCGGCGGGTCAAGCCTTGATCTGTACGTTCAGACCATGTACGCGGGCAGAAAAAAAGGAAGCATAGCCGACACGGCCAATGCTTCCGCCCTGACCCAAACGCCCGAAGCGCCTGCCGGGACTGCTTCCTTTATCGAAGCCCCCAGCAACACAAAAACTGGGGTTACCGTTCAAGACGGGGTCACCAGAGGGCCGAAGGCTTCGTCTGATGCTATTGTACACTCTGATACCGGGGATAGTCAAGAAAAATCTTCCGGCAGGGCGAGCATCGTGGTTCTTCCGGACGGGAAAAAGTACGTGCAGGCTGACCGGCAGGTGATCTTCGGGGATGACCCGGACAGCTGGGCCGACCAGATCGAGGGCTACATCAACCGGAAGATCCGCAACGGCGAGGACGTGATCCTTACGACGGATTCCGGCGACGTGCTGAAGATCACGGAGGACACCGCCGGGAAAGCGAGCTTTCGGAACTATGTGCGAGACGCGAATGGGAGACTTCGACCGCTTACAGACGCCGAATATGAAACCAAGCTGAACGCGGAAGCACACATTGACGAGCTGGTGAAGATATCTGAAAAAACATCCGACAGGGCTAAACCGGACGAAATCGGAAGAACGGGGACGCCGATACACGGTGACTTCGCAAAAAATGGATGGTACTACCGGCGCGCATGGTTCTGTGACTTCGATGGGACGTATTATCAGGTGACAATCTCAACTCCCGACGGCATAAACGGGGTAGTTGTGTACAACGTCGGACAAATAGAAAGAAGAAGCCCTCCCAGTTTTAATGGCTCTTCCAATTCCGTTGACGAAACTGGCGCTCGTAGGGGAAAGTCTTCTTCTACGGTTACTATACGCCAGACGGAGGGGAATAGTCAAGAAAAATCTTCCGGCAAAGCGAGTGTGGAGGTGGAAAACCGGGATTCTGACAACAAAAAACAGGGAAGAAAAAAGCTCTCCGAGGCCGAGAAGTACCAGAATACGACTCCCAAAATGGCGGAAACCCGCGCCGTCCGGAACGTGGCAGAGTATGAAAAGCAGATATCCGGCATGGAAAAACGGCTGGAAACCGGCGGCCAGGCGACGCTGAACGAGGGCGGAGGCAATTTCTACCGTGTGAACATCCGCGAGGAAAACGGAGAGTACTACGCCTATATCAGCGACGGGAAAAACGTTGTCGCCAAGCATAAGTCGAAGGCCAAAATGGAAGCGATCCGATGGGCGGGAGACCGGATGCGGGCGGAGATCGCATCGCGCATCCTCTACAACCCGGACACGAATGCCCATGACTGATAAAGAAGCAGACCACAAAACATCACATAAAGACAGCCTCCGCCCCGCTATTCCGAGATATTGAGAAAAGACATGAACGGAGCCAGTGATGGTTATAGAGGAAACCAGTATGAGCTAAGTCCTCAAAATGAGGACTTAGCAACTGAGCACAAAAAGACAGCCCAGCGGCTTGCGGAGGAACACAGTATCAGCCGTGCCTCTGTTGAACGCTGCGCTCGTAGCGGGCGGCCTGCGTCAGTGACTCCGCCTCTTGTTCCAACAGCTCGTTCAGCGTTTCCTCCACGCTGCCGCGAACCAATTCCTTGATTTGGCCCTTGATTACTTCCTCGTTTAGCTGTACAATTTTCTCGGACATAGTTTGCTGTCTCCTTTCAGAATGTTTGTGTCGTGACTTCATTCTACCAGAGCCTGCAAGCTATGTCTTCTTTTATGCTTTTTTCAATTTGCGCAAGTTATTTTACATTATCATTATCACAGCACATTTAATTTCGTGCAATTTGCAAGTTCGTATAATGACATGAAATGTGCCGCAGCCCATATCGACTGCGGCACAAAACTTTCCGAACACTTTTGACTTTGATTTAATTCTTTGTAATTACACCGTTATGGTCGCAATAAATGACAATGGTATCGGTGTTGTTAATGTTTCCATTGTAATATAGAGAATAATCACCTCGTCCGGCACCTAATGCAGAAGTAACATTATCTACACAACTTGCCCCAGAAACCGTCCACTTATTTACAACAGAATTTGCAGTATACGATGTTGAACGACACTCTGCTAACTCATTATCCTTATCATATCTAAAGTTTGCGGTTAGAGTATATTCAGCAACTTTCTCTCCAGAGGAGATAATATAAAAATATTTGGAATGAGTGGCACTTTTATATACATATCCACTACCTCTAACCCTAACATCCAGCACAGATACTTCTAACACTGAAACAGAGTATATCCCTGATTCATAGTCGTAATCAACTTCGGTCACGCAAGATTCCGTCTGCCATAATGGAGATTTGCTATTTTCTATGCTTTCAATATCAAGAGCACTTGCATTTGTAACAGGTGCTATTACCAGCAATAGCATGACCATAGTTAGTATAAACGCAGAAAGCTTTTTCATAATTTTATCCTTTCGTTATTTATCAATCATCAACTCCAAGGATAGTGCTTTGTGATATTTCCATTTTTATCACAACTCATATCCATATAACCATTTGCATTTTGATTGCCATTGTAATAGAGAACATAAGTAGCTGACACATACATATCACCACTGGAATCTCTTGAATGAGAAGCATCAGCAGTACAAGTCCAGTCGGGTATAGCATCGGCTGTTGCACGATAATCAGAAGATGAAATAGATACGGTAGACCCATTATAAGTAAATGTACAAGCTAACCGAAGTGTAGCAACAGTTTGGCCATTACTTGTTTTTTTGAAAATACTGGTCATAGTGTCACTTACAACAGAACGGGTAGCACTACGCTCATTGATATAAACATAGGCCAAATCATTTCCTATATTTACGGTTTGAGTTCCGTATTGATTAAAGTCAATAGAACTATTTATAAGCTTATTCGTTTCTTCGGAAAAGATAAAGTCATACATTTTTTGCATTTCTGTATCTGTCATTGTGCCTGTTGTGGCAGATGCTTCTACGACCAAAACAGTAGAAAAAAGTACAGTTATGCAAAGCAATAACGAAAAAAGTCTTTTTTTCATAA